GCAATGGCCATGATTGAAATGATGCACCTATTCGACCCACCGGATGACAATGACCCAATAAATCCATATTTTTGACCATGAACCGACAAATCCGCCGCGCCGCCGGGCGTGAACAATCCACCATCCGCCGTGAATTTTGGACCGTCATTGACGCATTCCACAAATACACCGGAACCATTCCGGATGGCGCCGCCAACGAATCACATTTGGCCAAACGATTCAACACCATTTGGATTCAATTTTGTGACCATTGGGACAAAAAACCGCATTTGTTGAAACCCGACCGACGGGCGTTCATCAATTACGTCACCGGACAACCGGACCCCGTGATTGAAACGGAATAAAGAACAAACCACATCGCCAACAACAACACCGGGCCGACCAACGGCCGAAAATTTGGCGACATGAAGAAAACAAAAAGTGGTTCGCCATCGTACCAAAAACCGATGGCAAAGAAAAAACCAACACCGCGCAAACCATCGGTCGCAGAACGAACGATTGAAGAACGCCGACAATTAGTGAACGCGATTTGCGAATTGTACGAAAATGACCATGTGACCATTCAATCATGTTGTGGCGAACATGGAATCACCGACCGAACATTCAAAAATTGGGTTGACCAGGATTCGGAAATTGCGGCCCGTTACAAAATTGCCAAACAAAAGCATTCCAAAAACCGAAAAGAGGGAATCAAAGAAAAGGCCGTTGACGCATTGGAACGCCTGGTTGTTGGATATTGGGTAGAAGAAACGGAAACGGTTGAATTGTATGGCAAAACGGGCGATTTGGCCGGACGTCAAATCAAAACGAAAAAACGATATGTTGGACCCAATCCAACGGCCGTCATTTTCACGCTGAAGAATGCAGACCCCGAAAATTGGAATGAAAATATTCACGTTGAAATGACCGGTGAACCGCAAGTGTTCAAAATAGGAAACCAAACGATTTCATTCACATGATTAAACGCATTTCATTTGATTTCGACGGCGTGTTGTCAACCGAGCCAGGGCGAAAATTGGCCGAATCACTCAAAGGACCGGACGTCGAATTGTGGATTGTGACCGCCCGTCCCGTTGATTGGAATGACCGCGTGTTCGCAGTCGCAGACGAATTGAAGATTCCACACACCCGAATCATTTTCACGGGCGGACGCGACAAATGGCCGTTCATTGAAAAATACAACATCGCCGTTCATTACGACAACAACCCGGAACAAATCGCCAAAATCAAAGAGAAAACCCAAGCCACCGCCAAAATATTCAAAGCATGAACACCGAAGAACCAAAACCATTTGCCATCAAATTGAGCGAACCCGAAATCCAAATGGTCATCCAAAACGTGATTGACGATTTGGGCGACATTCCAAGCGCCGCCCGTTGGGTTCGCAACAAACTGCATTCCATCAACCATGAAATATTGGTCAATGGCAAAACGATTGAATTGGTCCAATCGCGTGACGAATGGGCCATCATTGACCGATATTTCGAAGCCAATATGAACGCCATTGTTCGTTCGCAGAAAACAACATTCAAATTCAACCCATGACCACCGTTCGATTTGTTGAACCATTCGTGTTTGCCAATGGTTTTTTTGAAGCGGATGACGCCGCGTATTTCGAAAGCATTGGCGTTAAAAAGGAACGCGAATCCGCACCGGTCCGATTCCACATTGGCGCCGTTGTTTCGTGGAATTATGTGACCGAAACGACCATCACCGTCCACATGCAGAATGGCAACGGGTACATTTTGGATTGCCCAATTGACGAATTCGACGTGTTAATGGTGGAACATGGTAATATTTGAACCACACCCCAAACAACACGAATTCATGGAGGCCGTGTTTTCCGGTCAATATGAATATTTGTTGTATGGTGGCGCCGCCGGTGGGGGGAAATCCTATGTTTCACTTGCCACATTGATATTGTTGGCCAAAATATTTCCCGGTTCCAAATCACACGTCATCCGGGAATCATTGCCAACATTGAAACGGACGACCATTCCAACGTTTTTCAAACTTTGCCCCAAACCATTCATCCGTTCGTATCACCAAACCGACCACATCGTCACGTTCACCAATGGTTCGACGTTGGAATTTTTCCCGGAAAATTATGTGATGGACAAAACGTTGACCAGGTTCGACGGATTGGAAACAAATTTTTTTCTCTTAGAAGAAGCGCAAGAACTGCAAAAAAAGACATTCGAAAAATGCAAATTGCGCGTTGGTCGCCACATCATTCCAAACCAACCGCCCCGGTTAATCATGGCCACATGCAACCCGTCGCAGACATGGACCAAAACGACATTCCATGAACCGGCGATGGCCGGAACATTGCCGGACGGATACTTTTACAAACGCGCGTTAATGATGGACAATCCATCGTTGCCGCCCGAATATTTGGCCGCGATGGATTCATTGGACGAATTGACCAGGGCCGTGTTCGTCAATGGCGATTGGGACGTTTCCGACGTTGAACGTCCGTTCGCGTATGCGTTCAATAAATTCAAGACGGTGAAATCCAATGTGGCCATCCATCCGAATGAACCAATCATTTTGTCGTTCGATTTCAACGTTGACCCAATTACATGTGTGGCCGGTCAATCGTATGGCGACAAAATCCGCATCATTCGCGAATTCCGGTTGAAGAATTCGGACATTTACCGATTGTGCGAAACCATCCGGATTGAATTCGGGGACCGATTGTTCATTGTGACCGGTGACGCATCCGGCGCCAATCGTTCGGCCATGACCAGGGGCGCCGTTAATTATTACACCATAATTCGCGACGAACTGCAATTGCCGAAAACATCATTCAAGGTTCCGAGCGTGAACCCATCCATCAAAAATTCGCGTGTTTTGCTGAATTCGATTTTGGAAAAACACCCCGACATGGTCATCGACGCGTCATGTCAATGGTTGATTCATGATTTGCAGAATGTGGAAACAACCGCCACCGGTGACATCGAAAAAACAAAGGATTCGCAATTGTCCCACCTTTTGGATTGTTTCCGATATTATTTGTGGACATTCCACAACGATTTTGTCAAATACCGAAATTGATTTTTTGCCTACCTTTGAACGAAACAAAAATTCAAAGGACATGCCCAAAAAATTGGAACGTTGTGTGGCCGACGTCATGCGGACCGGAAAATCCGAATCGTCCGCGTATGCCATTTGTCAATCGTCAATCAACAAAACCAAAAAAGCCAACCCCAAGCCGAAAAAATGAATTGGTTTAAACGACAACAACCACAACCAACGGTGATGGCAGAATCAAAACACGCCACCGGTTCGGTCATTCCATTGACCAAAATATTCACCGATTCCGATGGTGACGATTGGTTCGAATATACAAACCCGTTGCAAATGCCATCGAAACGAACCATCGCCGCAGAAGTGGCGACCAGGTTCGCGGAAATGAACATGACCAAAGACCAATTGAAAACGATGGTCGAAGCAATGAAGAAATCCGCCAATTCCGGAAACATCGTTGAAATGTTCCATTTGTTGGCAGAAATCGAATGGCGCTTGGAATTCATTGGCGAACAAAACACATTGATTGAATTGGCCGCGTGTTATTACGTTTTGAATGGCGAAGATGAACGCGAATTCAATGACGTGTTCAAACAACGCCGAATTGACAAATTGAACAACAATCCAACCGTCCGCGATTTTTTTGTTCAAAGGGCGTTGATGTCCACAATCAAATTTTCCGAACTATCGTCCAACGATATCCAAGATTATTTGAAACTCAGCGCCCAGGAAAACGAAAGATTTCACCGCATTTTGCAATCGTTGAAATCGGGCAATACATTGACAACATCAATTTCACCAACCAAATCATTTGCGAAAACAAAGTGACCGAAATGAAAGCGCTCGAATCATTGTCGGTCGATGAATACTACCAAACAATATCAACGTTTTTCCGCATTCAAGACGAACGGAACGAACAAACCGAAAAAATGAAATAAGTCATGGCAACCGAAGTCAACAACATACTTTTCAAACTCCAAGCGGACACCGCGCAATTGCGAAGCGAATTCGCCAAATTGAACACCGGAATCCAAAACATTCAAAAGAATACCAAAGAAACGGAAACCGGATTCCGCAGTTTGAAAACAACCATTGCCGGAGCCGCCGCCGCATTTGGCGGATTGTCGGTCGCGTCCGCCGGTGTTGATTTCGCCAAGGGCGCCATCAAAGCCGTTGCGGATTATGAGGCCGTCCAAATATCATTGGAAACGTTTTTGGGTTCCGCATCCGCCGCCAAAAGTTTGTTCGCAGAATTGGAACAATTCAGCATCAAAACACCATTCACCCCGGAACAAGTTAATGACGCCGCGAAATCACTTTTGGCATTTGGCGAACCGGTCGAAGGGTTGCAAACCACATTGGGCCGGATTGGTGATGTGGCATCCGCCACCGGAAAAGATTTCAACGAATTGGCCGTGATTTATGGCAAAGCGCGTGTGCAAGGAACGTTGTTCGCTGAAGACATCAACCAATTGACGGAGGCCGGTGTTCCGGTCATTCAATTGTTCGCGGACCAATTGGGCGTTTCCGCCGGTGAGGTTAAAAAGTTAGGTTCGGAAGGGAAAATTTCATTTGCCAATTTGGAACAAGCGTTCACGACATTGACGTCCGAAGGTGGCCGGTTCTTTGGGTTGACCGATAAATTGTCGCAATCAACATCCGGTCGATTGTCAACCCTGGAGGGAAATTGGACTGAATTAAAAAGGACGGTTGGCGAAGGCGTTTTGCCCGTGTTTGAATTGTTGACGGACGCCGCGTTCGCCGTCATTGCCGGACTCCAAGCCATTCCATCATTGATTGAAGAAAACCGCCGAACATTTATTTTGTTAGCCGGAGCCGTTGGAATTTATGTGGCCGCACAAAATGCCGCGTTGATTGCTCAATTGCGTTATCAAATAGGTTTTCGCGCCTTATTGATACAAGAAAATATCGGAATCGCTCTAAGAAAACTACAAGCGTTTTGGATTGGCGCAACTACGGCCGCCACCAATTTGTTGACCGGGGCGACAACCGCATCCGCCGTTGCATCACGCGGCGCCGCCATTGCAACGACCGCATTCAACAATGCAATTCGAGCCAATCCGATTGGTTTAATCATTGCCGGATTGACCGCAGTTTTGTTATTGTTTTCCGACTACCTTTTCGCCGCAGATGACGCCGTTGTGGCCACCGAAGAATTGGGCGCGGCACAAAAAGCCGTTGCCGACGTCAATGCCAAAGCCAATGAACAAATTGGAAAGGAAACCGGGGAATTGAACGCGTTGTTTGACGCATTGAAAAAAACCAATGCCGGTTCCGAGGAACGCCGAAAATTGATTGATGAAATCAACGGAAAGTATGGAACCACATTGAAAAATTTATCAGATGAAAAGGCGTTTGTTGAACAATTAGATTTGGCGTACAAAAATTTAGTTACCCAAATACAAAACAAAGCCAGGGCCGAAGCCAAACAAACGGTTTTGGCGGATTTGTACGCCAAACAAGCCAGGGCGAACGATTTTTTGGCGAATTCATACGCGGATTTAGCATCGAGTATTTTGGCCGGAAATCAAACGGCCATTGAATTTCAAAAAACATTGGTTCCATCACAAGCCGCAATCGTTGACAATTTCATTCAGCAATATAAAAAACTCGAAGCATCCGACCCCGGCGCCGCATTTGAAGCCACATCACAAGCCGTTTTGGACGCCAGGGCGCAATTGGGTTTATTACGACAACAAACCCAAGGACAAAACCCATTCACCGTACTAACTGAAGAAGAAAAAAAGGCCGTTGCCGAATTCAACAAACAACAATTTGGATTGACTGATGAACAATTGGCCGAAGCGCAACAATCAAATCAACAATTATTAAGTGAATTCGATTTTTTCTTAAAACAATATGAGGATTCACAAGCCGCGTTGGACGCAGTCAACAAAGAATTCGTCATTGACCCATTCGCCGGAACAACGCCCGGAAAAACCAAAGCAAGTGGCAAAAAGGCCGAAGACAATATCAAAAAAGCCATTGCGGATTTGTC